ATGCCTACAGAGAGCAAGCACAAGATCCAGAAAGAGATTGATCAGGCCAGTGAGCGCGTTGGCGCGTTGTGCGAGCTTCTAGAAGCAGCGCAGCACAACAAGGTGAGTGCGTCCTGTATCCACTCCATCCTTAAACCGATCGCGCGACAGCTGGACCACGCTGCAGGCGCGATTGCCGACGCATCGCTGAACCACCAGTAGCCGGGCCCATACAAAAAAAAGCCCCGCACTGCGGGGCTTTTGTTTTGGCGGGGGCTGCTGCTTACTTCAACTCTTGCGCCTGGGGTTCGTCCACTCCGGGCAACCTGTAGGTGTCAAACCGGCAGATCTCTTCCCCCGCAAAATCGTTGATCGCTGCGGCAAGGTGGGTCTGCAGGGGCTGGATCTCGTTGCGGGCAAACACCCGCGCCGCGTTGACCACGTTGCCAAAGCCCGCAGCATTGCCGGGCACCACACCGATCAACTCCGGCGGTACCCGGTGCGCGGCCAGTTGGTCATCGCGGCTGACGTTCTTGATGTTCAGGAATTCGTCTTTGGCCGTCGCCTCTCCGATGGGGATCAGTTTGATGCCGTCCTTCTCCCCTTTCGGGCTGTGAAAAAACAGGTTGCGGAAGTTGCCGATCCCCTTGCTGCTTTTGAGGGCGGCGCGCAGGCTGTCCACGTCGGCCTGGTTGGGGCTGGGGTCCGTCATGTACAGGATGAAACCCGCGTGGCTGCCGTTGGTGTAATAGCGCCGGCGGAACAGCGTGGCCGATTCGTTGAGCAGGCTGGACTGCAGCGAGGCCAGATACTGCGGCACCCCATAGACTTCCTGGTCCACGTCCGGATCCATGATGTGGCAGATGCTGCCGCGGCGGAAGGTGTGCACCTCGTTCCACTTGGGCATGAAGCCAAAGCGCTGCAGATCCCGGTGCCGCCGCGTGTACTTGGCCAGGCTATGTGTCAGCTGCATGCCGCTGCCCAGCACGTTGCGCGGCTGCTCCAGGTAGGCGTTGGCAAACACCAGGTAGTCTTTGCACACCTTCAGCATGGTGCTGCGGCTGAGCATGGGGTGCGGCTTGAAGGTGCTGGCCAGCACCTGGGCCTTGAACTGGATGGCACTGGCGTGGTGGACTCCCGCCCGCAGCATGCGCGACAGGCCGTCAGCGCTGATGGGCATCTCGTACCACTCGTTGTGGATCAGGTTGCATTCGAAGTAATCGAACAGCTCCCGGCGGTCCAGCACGGCCTCCGGATCGCCAAAAGTGAATGCCTCGATCGCCTGGGGCGTTGCTACGGTCGCCGAATCGGTCATCAGAAAATCTCCAAAATCACGCCGCCATCGGTCATGCCGCCCACTGCGGCCGCCTCCAGGGGCTCGTTGTCCAGTGCATTCATGCAGGCCCAGGCCAGGTCGGCGTGGCCGGTCTCGTCGCTGCGGCCGCTGGCGTAGGTCACGCTGCGCCCGCTGGCGGTCATCTCGCGCTTGATGGCCATGAAGCTGCGTTGCAGGTCCACATCGCCCGCATCAAACTGCAGCCGCCCGCCGCGGATCACGCTTTGCGCCTTCAGCACCAAGCGGGTCTTGACCTCCACGCTGTACTGCAGCGCCCGTGCCGCGGGGAAGAACTTCTGCACGATCTGGAACACCCCGGTGCCCAGGCCCGTGGTGTCGATCGTGATGTGCTCCACGTGGTACTTCTCGGTCAGCTTGCGGATCACCTCCGCCTGGGCCTCAAAGTCCGCGCCCTTGAACTGCATGCGCTCCAGCACCCGGAACGCGCCGCCGGGTTTGTCGGGCGGTGCCAGCACCACCAGGCCGGCCGCATCGCCCGTGTGGCTGGGGTCGTAGCCGATCCACACCCGCTTGAACGCGAACGGCCGCAGCGAAAACGGTTTCCAGTCGGCCGCCCAGGCCTCCCAGCTGTCCACATGGCAGCGCATCAGCTCGGTCAGCGGGAAGACGGCGAACGATTCGTCCACAAACCCGCACATCAGCAGGTTGTCCCATTCGTCGTCGCTGTACTCAAACCGCAGTTCGTCCAGGTCAAACAGGTCGCACCCGCCGGCGGCCGCGTCCAGCACCGTCACGATCTGGCGCCAGATCTTGTCTTCGCCCGTGAAGCCGCCCGCCAGGCGGTCGTGGCTCAGGTCCAGCTCAATGCGGTCGGCCTTGGCCCGCTTCTTGTTGATGCGACTGCCGCTCCAGAAGGCATAGGCTTGGTGCTGCAGGCTGCTGGGCGTGCTGAAGTAGGTCTTGCGCCACTTCTTGTGCATGGCCATGCCGCTGGCCACCTTGTTGAGCTGGTCGAACGACTGCGTCCAGAAGAATTCGTCGAAGTAGAAATTGCCGTGGTAGCCCTGCGCAGTGCGGGCATTGGTCCCCAAAAAGTACAGCGTCGCCCCGTTGGGCAGCACGATGGGGTCGCCTTTGAGCTCAATGCCCAGCACCTCTTTGACAAAGGCCAGGATGTAGCCGCGAAAGATGTGCGCCTGCGCTTTGGAAGCCGACAGGAAGATCTGGTTGCGCCCGGTTTCCAGCGCATCAATCAGCGCCTCGCGGGCAAAGTACCAGGTCGCACCGATCTGGCGGCTTTTGAGGATGGCGCGGGTTCGCTCCTGGCTGTTGCGCCACCAGGTCAGCTGGTACTGGAACAGGCTGTCGATGAAGGCCGTCTTCAGTTTCTCCAGCCCCTCTTCGCCGCCCAGCTGGTTGCTGCGGTCCGGTTGCCGCTTCGGACCGGCGTTGCGGGCGTTGATGTTGGGGTTCAGGTCGCTTTCCTTGCCCGTCTCCGCGTACTTGTGCACCCGGGCCAAGCGCTCCATCTGGCGGCCCAGCAGGTCAATTTCCTTGAAGTCGCCGCCGGTCTTGTTCTCCTTGTTGATCAAGGTGCACAGCCGCATCTCCAGCGTGCCCTCCACCCGCTCCACCGCCTTGGCTTTGTCCCAGCCATCGGCCTGCTTCCACTCGTGCACCGTGGTGCGCGGCACGTCGATGTGTTCGGCAATGTGCGTCACCCGCCAGCCCATCCAGTACAGCGCCCGGGCTTTGCGGCGCTTGTCCTGGGTGGGGTCGGTCAGCGCGTGCAGAACATCCAGCTGCGCCGTTTCCGGGGCTGCAGCTTCGGTGGTGGGGAAGGGAAAAGGGTTGTGCTGGCCTTGGCGCAAACGCGCCTTGCGGCCTTCAGTGGCTGGCATACCCGCCAGTTTGGGCATGCATTCGCGCGCGTGCACCTACGCGTTTATGTAGCACGCGGCGCTACATGGCAAAGCGTTTGCCGCTGACAGGGGGTCGGTCAGACCATAGAGGCTACCGCTGCAAAGCCCCCTGCAACCAACCCCGAACGAACATGCCCCAAAAGTCCAAATGGTTCCGCGTGGCCACCGAAGGCGCCACCACCGACGGCCGCGCCATCGAGCGCAGCTGGATCGAGCAAATGGCCAAAAACTTCAGCCAGGCCAAGTACGGTGCCCGTGTGTGGATCGAACACATGCGCGGTCTGCTGCCCGACAGCGCCTTCGCGGCCCAGGGCGATGTGGTCGCCGTCAAGGCCGAAGCGGTCGAAGACGGCAAGCTGGCCTTGTTTGCCCAGATCAAGCCCCTGGAATCGCTGATCGCCATGAACAAGGCCGGTCAAAAGCTCTACACCTCCATCGAGGTGGACCCTAACTTTGCCGGCACTGGCGAAGCCTACCTGGTCGGCCTGGCCGTCACCGACAGTCCCGCCAGCCTGGGCACCGAGCTGCTGCAGTTTGCCCAGCAGCATCCCGCCGCCAGCCCGCTGGCCCACCGCAAGACCAATGCCAACACCCTCTTCACGGCGGGCCAGGAATTCACGCTGGAGCTGGAGGACGCCACGGCCCCCACCTCCGTCCCGGCGGACCCCAGTGTGTTCAACACCGTCGTGGCCGCGTTTGCCAAGGCGCTGGGCTTGTCTGCAGCCCCTGCAGCGTCCACACCCGCCGCGCCGACCGCAACGACTCCTGCGGCTTTCACGGCCGAGCAGCAGGCGGCCATCGCCCAGGCACTGGAAGGGCTCAAAGCCTTCGGCCAGCAGCAGATCGCCGCCATGGATGCGCTTCGAGGCGATTTCAGCGCCCTCAGTGCCAAGCACTCCGAGCTGGTCACCAAGCTCAGCCAGCAGCCCGCAGACCCCGCGCGCCCTCCTGCCTCCGGTGGCCACGGTCAACAGCTGGCCGAGTTCTAAGCCAACGCCCCACCCACACACGCAACCTATTTTTTGAAGGAACGCACCATGCGTAACGAAACCCGCAAAGCCTTCAACGGCTACCTGGGCCAGATTGCTGCCCTCAACGGCATCGCGGTCAGCGATGTCTGCAACAAATTCAACGTCACCCCCACCGCCCAGCAAAAGCTGGAAGTCAAGCTGCAGCAGTCCAGCGCCTTCCTGGGCCGCATCAACATCATCGGCGTGACCGAGCAACTGGGCGAAGCCCTGGGCCTGGTGGCATCGAGCACCATCGCAGGCCGCACCAACACCAGCGGCAACGGCCGCCGCTCTGGCCGTGATGTGACCGGCCTGGAGAAGAACGAGTACGTCTGCAAGCAGACCGACTACGACACCTACATGCCCTATGCCAAGCTGGACGCCTGGGCCAAGTTCCCCGACTTCCAGACCCGCATCAGCAAGGTCATCGTGGACCGCTGCGCGCTGGACCGCATCATGATCGGCTGGAACGGCACCCACGCTGCAGCAGACACCGACCGTGAAGCCTACCCACTGCTGCAGGACGTGAACATCGGCTGGCTGGAAAAGATCCGCACCAAGGCGCCCGATCGTGTCATGGCCGAAGGCGAAGTCGCCGGCAAGATCACCTTTGGCCATGCCGATGCCGACTACAAGAACCTGGACGCCCTGGTCTACGACGCCCGCATGACGCTGGTGGGTGAGGCGCACCGCGAAGACCCCGACATGGTGGTCATCGTGGGCAGCGACCTGATGCACGACAAGCTGTTCCCCCTGGTGGACAACAACGACGCCCCCACGGAACAGCTGGCGGCCGACATCGTCATCAGCCAGCGCCGCCTGGGCGGCATGCAGGCCATGGTGGTGCCCTACTTCCCGGCCGGCAAGGTGCTGATCACCAGCCTGGACAACCTGTCCATCTACTACCAGGAAGGCGCCCGCCGCCGTGCCGTGCTGGAGCGCCCCGAGCGCAATGGCGTCGAAACCTTCGAGTCCAGCAATGACGCCTTCGTGATCGAGGACTACGACCGCTGCGCACTGGTGGAAAACGTCCAGGAATTCACCGCCCCCTGACCGTGGCTGAACCCGGCCGCCGCTGCCTGCGGCCGGCATCCCCAACCTACAGCGAGCACCCGCTATGCCCATGACCCCGGCCCAACGCCATCGCGCACGCATTCTGGCGGCGCAAGAAGCCACCCGCGCCGCAGCGCAAGACCCGTTTGGTGGAGCCTCCGGCAGCCAGCATGAGCTGATGCTGGCCCAGCTGCACGCCCACATGCGCCGGCTCAAGGACATCCAGGCCACGGAAAAGAAGATCGAGGCCAAGCGCAAGCTGCTGCCCGAGTACTTCGAGTACCTGGATGGCGTGCTGGAGGCTGACGCCGGCGTGCAAGACCCCGTGGTGACCACCTTGCTGGTCTGGCTGCTGGATGTGGGCGAGTGGGTGCAGGCCCTGCAGGTGAGCGAGTACTGCCTGCGCCATGGCCTGGTGCTGCCCGACCGCTTCAACCGCAACGTGCCCACCTTGCTGCTGGACGAGGTCAGCGAAGCCGCCATCAAGGGCCAGCTGGCTGGGGTGGACGCCCTGACCGTGCTGGCCAAGGTGGACGAGCTCACCAAAGACCACGACGCCCACGACCAGGCACGCGCCAAGCTGCACAAGGCCATCGGCTGGGCTGCCATGGGCAAGCACGCCACGCACGATCTGAATGCCGAAGAAATCAAGGCCCTGCAGCTGGACCGGGTGCGCATCGCCCTGCCCCACCTGCAGCGCGCCATCGAACTGCACGCCCAAGTGGGTGTGAAAAAAGACGTGGAACGCCTGGAGCGCCGCTTGAAAGAGCTGCAGCCGCAAGACAGCGGCAACCAGGCTCCCAACTGAGCGTACCCCGCACCCGGACGGCTCAGGGGCTGCGGCCCGCCAGTTTCACTGCGCACCGGCCAACGCCCCTGACCACCGTCCCCTTATTCACAAAGCCAGCCCGCCATGTCTTTCATCGTCACCGCCAACCCGCCAGCCGCCCCGCAAGAAGGCACTGTCAGCAATGACGGCTTCTTCCCCGACATGAGCCCCCAGGCCGTACGCGATGCCTGCCGCCTGGACGGCACCGTGACCAAGGAACGCTTGCTGCCAGCCCTGCAGGACGCGATGCTGAGCGTCAATGCCGAGTTGCAGGCATGGGCCGACGAGCAGCGCAGCCGCTGGGGCTATGCCACCTTGGACGAAGTGCCCGCGCCCCAGGTCGGCGGCACCAGCGCCAAGGTCCTGTACTACCAGCGCGCCGTGCACTACTGCCTGATGGCCGACTTGGCCGAGATGTACCGCAACATTTCCAGCACCCCATCGGGCAGCGGCAAGGCCGATCGCGTGATGGAAGAACTGGTCGTCCAGCTGGGGGATCACCGGCGCAAGCAGCGCTGGGCCATCTCGGATCTGCTGGGTGTTGCCCGCTGCACCGTCGAGCTGCTGTAAGCCATGGCCACCCAGATCCGCACCCAGCAAGGCGAAACCGTCGATGCCCTGTGCTGGCGCCACTACGGCCGCACCCTGGGTGCCGTGGAAGCCGTGCTGCAAGCCAACCCCGGCCTCGCCCGCCATGGGCTGGTGCTGCCCCAGGGGCTGCTGGTGCTGATGCCGGATCTGGTGGCCGCCCCCACCAAAACCACCGTCACGCTCTGGGAGTGAGCATGAGTAAGCAAGAACTACTGCAGTCGGCGGCCGTCGAAGCCGCCAAGGGCACACCACCCGTCATCGTTGCCACCACGGCGCAAAGCCAGGCGTGGTCCAGCGCCGACACCATCACCATGCTGACCATCGTGTATCTGGTCCTGCAGATCCTGTGGCTGCTGTGGCGTTGGTGGAAGTCCGCCAAGACCGGGCAGGTGCAGCCATGAAGCAGTACTTCCCGCACCTGGGTGGCACCCTGGTCCTGGCCAGCGCTGCGCTGCTGGGCTTCCTGGGTACCTGGGAAGGCAAGACCCAGTACACCGTGTACGCCGACAAGCTGGCCGGTGGCCTGCCCACCGTGTGCAAGGGGCTGACCCGCCATGTCACCACCACCCCCATCATCGTGGGCCAGCGCTGGAGCCCCGAGCAGTGCGAGCGCGAAGAAACTGCCGCCCTGCAGCGCGTGCAGACCGCGCTGGCCCAGTGCTTCAAGGTGCTGCCGCCGCAGTACGTGTTCGACGGGGCCAGCAGCCATGCCTGGAATTTTGGGCACCCCAGCACCTGCACCAGCCAGGCCATGGCCAGCTTCAACCGGGGCGACTGGGCCACCGGTTGCCGTCGCCTGTCCATGTCCGATGCAGGCCGCCCGGTCTGGAGCTTCGTCAGCCACATCGATCCCGCCACGGGCGCCAAGGTTTTCACCTTCGTCCAGGGCCTGGCCAACCGCCGCCAGGCCGAAACCAGCTTTTGCCGCCAGGGGGTGCCCATATGAAAACCCAAGCCAAGGAACTGCTGGCCGATGCACTGCTGTACACCGTGCTGCTGGCCGCCGGTGGCTTTACCGGCATCTTCTACGAATCTCGCAACGCCGCGGCGGCTGCCCAGCAAGAGCTGCAAGACCTGCAGCGGCGCACCGCCATCACCACCGCCTGGCTGCGCGGCGAGCGCACCGCCAGCGAAACCAGCATGCAGGCGCAGATCAGCGCGCTGCAATCCCAGTTGAGCCAAGAGCAAGGCCAAGCCAATGAAAAACACCACACCCATGTCGCTGGCGTGCGTGCTGGCACTGTCAGCGTGCGCGTCCCCATCGTGCCCGCCAGCTGTCAGCCCAGCGGACTACCAGGCACCGGCGTTTCCAGCGCTGAACCTGCAGCCGCGCACGCCCAACTTGACCCAGCGGCAGCAGCAGATCTTGCAACCATCCCCCACGAAGGTGATGCCTCCATCCGTGACCTCAACTACTGCATCGCCCAGTACAACGCCGTCAAAGACACCCACGACGCCTGGCGGCTGAAGCTGGAGGGCATGGCCCATGCGCAAACCCCCTAGCCTGCGTGACCACCTGACCGCCGCCCTGCCCGAGTACCGGCGCAACCCGGAAAACCTGCTGATGTTTGTGACCGGCGGGCATGTGGCCACCACCGGCACCGCCGCCTTGGGCTGGCAGTGGCAATACCAGCTGCGCCTGGTGTTCTGCGACTTCACCGGCCACCCGGATGCGGTGATCGGCCCCACGCTGGTGTGGCTGCGCGCCCACCAGCCAGACCTTCTGCACCACCCCGAGCGGCGGAAACAGGCCATCCAGATCCAGGCCGAATACCTCAACACCCAGGCCATGGATCTGGTGCTGGACCTGCAGCTGTCCGAAAGCGTCAGCGCCCGCCCCGTGCCACAAGGGCCGGCCGGTGCCTTTGAGCTGGTGCACCGGCTGGAGCCGCCCTCCCTGGATGGCTCACCGCACGATGCCGTGACCGCTCTGTACCTCAACGGCCAGCAGCTGGCCGCGTGGCCGCCCGTGAACGTAGTGGGCCAGTAAGCCATGGATGATCTGACCCGGCTGGAATCCTGGCTGTCCCCGCTGCTGGCCAAGCTGCAGCCCGGAGAGCAGCGCAAGCTGGCCCGCGAAGTGGCACGCCATGCCCGCGCGGCCAACCAAAAGCACATGGCCGCCCAGCAAAGCCCGGACGGCCAGGCCTGGGAGCCCCGCAAGCACCGCAGCCGCGACGCCAGGGGCCGGCTGCGCCAAGGCCCTATGTTCCGCAAGCTGCGTCTGGCCCGCCACCTGCGCCTGGCGGCCACGCCCAGCGAAGCCGTGGTGGAGTTTGTGGGCCGCGCCGCCCGCATTGCCCGTGTGCACCACTATGGCCTGCGGGACCGGGTGACCGAGACAGGCGCCGAATACCAATACCCCGTGCGCGAGCTGCTGGGCATCAACGACCAGCAGATGGATGCGCTGTGTGACCTGATCTTGCAGCGCCTGACCGACTTCTAGCATCAGTTTGTGTAGCACGCGCCGCTACATGCGCGCGCGCTGGCGCGTGTGTGAGCGCTTGGGCACCATCCCTGGCATGTTCACGCCCCCCGAACTCAGCCCGGTTGAGCTGTACCGCCTGATTGCCAACATGATCCGCACCGGCCGCGTGCAAGACGTGCGTGCCGGAAGCCCCGCGCGCTGCACCGTGCGGCTGGGCGAAGAGCTGGTCACCACCTGGGTGCCCTGGTACGCACTGGCCGCGGGCGGCGCCGGACAGACACGGCACTGGCGCACCCCAGCCCAGGGCGAACCCTGCGTACTGTTCTCTCCCGAAGGCGACCTCAACCAGGCCATCGCCTTCCCTGGCCTGTTCAGCATCGACATGCCCCAGGGCGCCGCCAGTACTGACGTGGAACGCCACGACTTCAGCAGCACCGACTTCTGGGAACACCACCGCCCCACGGGCACCCTGCGGTTTGAAATCACCTCCGCGATCGAGCTGCAAGTGGGTGCCTCAATGCTGCGCATCACCCCCGAAGGCACCACGCTGACCACCTCAGACTACAAGGTGGACAGCCCAAACACCGAGTTCACCGGCGCAGTGACTATTCAAAAGCTGCTCAGCTTCAACGGCGGCATCGCCGGTAAAGCCGGCGCCGGCGGCAGCAATGTCGTTCAGGGTGGCATGCAGTTCGAGGACGGCCAGATCACGCACAACGGCAAGCGCATCGACGATGGTCACACCCATCCCGACCCGCATGGCGGCAATACGGGAGTGCCCAACTGATGGACCGCACCACTGGCCGGCGCATCTCCGGGATTGACCATGTCCGGCAATCCGTGGCCGACATCCTGACCACCCCGCTGGGCAGCCGGCTGGAGCGGCGCAACTACGGCAGCCTGCTGCCCAGCCTGATCGACCAGCCTGACAACGCCCACACCCGCTTGCGCTGCTATGCCGCCATCGCCAGCGCACTGATGAAGTGGGAGCCCCGCCTGCGCGTCACCCGCGTGGGCATGACCGCCGGCGACCGACCCGGCCAGGCCACCGTGGATCTGCAAGGCGACTACCTGGGCCAGGCCGTGAGCCTGTCCGCGGCATTACAGATGCGGGGTTCGGCATGAGTGTGGACTTCTCGCAGCTGCCCGCCCCCAACGTCGTCCAGCCCCTGGACTTTGAGGCCGAGTTTGGCCGCCTCAAGGCCCTGGTGGTGCAAGACATGCCAGAGCTGGCCGAAGTCCTGGAGCTGGAATCCGAGCCCGCCACCAAGCTGCTGCAACGCTGGGCTTATGAGAACGTCGCCATGCAGGCCCGCATCAACGACAGTGCCCAAGCCTGCATGCTGGCCTATGCCGTGGAGGAAGACCTGGACAACGCCGCGGCCAACAACGGCGTGCAGCGCCTGGCGGGCGAGACCGATGCCCAGCTGCGCCGCCGCGCCCAGATGGCTTTTGAGGGGCTGACAGTCGCCGGCAGCAAGGGCAGCTACATTTTTCACGCGCTGAGCGCCGATGCCCGTGTGCTGGACGCCATGCCACTGACACCCACCGCGGGCACCGTGCGGGTGGTGGTGCTCAGCACCGAGGGCGATGGCACCGCCCCGCAAGATCTGCTGGACACCGTCAAGGCCGTCCTGAGCCCCGACGACATGCGCCCGATGAACGACACCGTGGAGGTGGCCTCTGCCGAGGTGCTGCCGTTTGCGGTGGATGCGGTGCTCTACCCCTACCCGGGGCCTGTGGTGGCCACCGTGCTGGAGCGTGCGCAGATGGCCCTGGCCGAGTACCTGGCCCGCTGCCGCCGTCTGGGCTATGACGTCACGCGCAGCGGCATCACGGCCGCGCTGCATGTCCAGGGTGTGCAACGGGTGGAGATCGCCACCCCCGCCGCCGACATTGCCGTGGCGCCGCACCAGGTGGCCCACTGCACCGCCATGAATGTGACCCTGGCCGAAGGCACCTATGTCTGAGGCTCACCTGCTGCCCCCCAACGCCACGCCGCTGGAACGCGCCATGGCCAAGGCTGCCCACCTGCCGCACCGCCCGGAAGTCATCCGCCAGCTGTGGAACCCCACCACCTGCCCCCTGCCTTTGCTGCCGTGGCTGGCTTGGGCCTGGAGCATGGACGAGTGGGACCCCGCCTGGACCGAACGCCAGCAGCGCGCCATGGTGGCCGATGCCCGGCGCCTGCACCGCAAGAAGGGCACCGCCTGGGCCGTGCGCAATGCACTGCTGCGCAGCGGCCTGGAAAACGTGCGCGTGATCGAGCGCCCCGCCGGCGCCGGCCACTGGGCCGAGTTCGATGTGGACGTGGCCGTGGTGGACCGGCCCTTGACGCAATCGGCCATGGATCGTGCCGCGGCCTTGATTGAAGAGAACAAGCCTGTACGCAGCGTGATGCGCACCCTGCGCACTTCGCTGCAAAGCCGAGGCGCTCTGCACATCGGTATCCAGCTGCTGGCCGGCGACACCACCACCGTTTACCCGCTGCAGCCCCAGGACATCCAGCCCCCGGCTGCGGCCACCGCCTGGGCATTCGCGGCCCATGACGCCATCACCACCACCGTTTACCCCATGCCATGAGTAACTTCTACACCATCCTCACCAACATTGGCGCCGCGCTGCACGCCAACGCCCAGGTGCAGCAAACCACTGTCGCCTGGACCCACATGGCCCTGGGGGACGGCAACGGCAATCCCGTGGTGCCCCAGCAAACGCAAGCCGGCCTGGTGCGTGAAGTCCACCGCCTGCCCATCACCAGCCTGGAGCAGCACCCGGACAACCCCAACTGGATCGTGGTGGAAGCCGTGGTGCCCAGCGATGTCGGCGGCTGGACCGTGCGCGAAACGGCGCTGTACGGCGGCGCCGGTGGCGGCAGCTGCATCGCCGTGGGCAACTACCCGGCCACCTACAAGCCTGTGCTGGCCGAAGGTGCCGCCCGTGAAATGGTCATGCGCATGGTGATCGAGGTCAGCAGCGTGGCCACGGTCAAGCTGGTGATCGACCCCGCCGTGGCCATTGCCAGCCGCAAGTGGGTGGAAAGCCTGGTGGCCACCCCGGCCAAGGCGGGCCTGGTCAAGCTGGCCACCGTGGATGAAGCCAAGGAAGGCCTGCGCGGTGATGTGGCCGTGACGCCTGAAGGACTGGATGCGGCATTGGACGGGATTGGCGATCGAGTTTCCGTTTTGGAGGGCGGCTTCGGTCAGTTGGTCTTCTCAGGGAACGCAACACTGACCGCCACAGATAACAAAATTGTGATGACGGGGGTCGTCCCGGCGATTGCACTGGAAAAAGGCGACGTAATTCAAATCGAAGGCGCAGGAGCACAAAATGCCAAGCTACGAACGATTGAAAGCCTGCACACAAACGGCAATGAAGTGCAGGTGAATTACGAGCACTGCGGAGCGCGCGGTAATGGCTCGCTAAAGCTGGAAGACTTCACAGGCCCTGTGACGATTAAGAGAATTGCAAAGTGGTACAACGCCCCTTTGGGGCTTGGGCAGGATTGGGTAAAAGTAAAAGCGTTCCGTGCGCTGAGCACGCTGCACCCGAACACCACCCAAAGATGTATTGGTGTCGCAGTGCTTGGCTATGCCACGGCTGCAGAAGCGGATGTTTTGCTGGAGGTGGGCGGGATAGACGTCGCCGGATACTTTACAGGGCCTGCATTCTCGGGCGCTGGTGCGAGTTCGATGGTGGCTAACGGCAGCTCCTACAAGATCGTGGCGACGGGATCGAGCGCCATCGAAACTATTTCTGAGATGAGATAACTGGGAATAAAAGATGCAAAACAGATACTTTCACCATCTCGGTAGTGTGGTTGCGTTTAACCCGCTGCAAATCGCAGAGGGTTTTGCAGAGGGATTGCAAGAGCTAACCGAAGCAGAAAAGCAAGCGCTTTTAAATCCGCCAAAGACCCTGCAAGAGCTTGCAATCGAAGCAATGGCGCAAGTGAATGCCGAGTACACAAAGCGCATGGGTGCGATTGCCGAGGTGTACCCGCTGCATGAGCGCGAAAGCTGGCCGGTACAGCTCCAAGAGGCAAACCTGCTGCTTTCGTATGCTGATGTGGCGCCTATTCCAGAGACAGTCAAGACCCCATGGATCGATCAGTGCGCGCACCAGCGCGGGATGGATCGCATGGAGCTGGCAGCACGCATCGTTGCCAAGGACGAAGGCTACCGCACAGCTTCTGGTTTCCTGAGTGGGGTGCGCCAGTGGCATGAGGACTGCATTGACCTGCTGCTGACGCGGGGCGAAGAGGCGCGCGACGAGCTGCAAGCCTACGACCACCTGCAGGGATGGGAGCGGACTGAAGAGCAACTGGCCACCTAACCCGGTCACATGGTCGGCCCAAGCGCGCCTCGCGCGGGCTTTTTGCTGTAGCCACCGCCGCTACATGTGCGCGCGCTGGCGTGCGCGAGGGGGGCTTGGCACCCTTGAGGGGTCGCCAACTTCACCCACCCAGCGCCCATGTCTACCGAATACCACCATGGTGTGCGCGTCCTCGAATTGACCGAGGGCATGCGCACCATCCGCACCGTCTCCACGGCGATCATCGGCTTGGTTGCCACCGCATCTGACGCCGATGCGGCCACCTTCCCGCTGAACAAGCCCGTGCTGATCACCCATGCCCGCAATGCCATCGCCAAGGCGGGCAAGCTGGGCACCCTGGCCACCTCGCTGGACGCGATTGCCGAGCAATGCCTGCCCATCTGCGTGGTGGTCCGGGTGCCCGATGGCGAAGGCGCCACCAACGAAGAAAAAGCCGCCAGCCTGACCAGCCATGTGATCGGCGGTGTGGCCGAGGACGGCAGCTACACCGGCATGAAGGCCCTGCTGGCAGCCCAGGGCAAGCTGGGCGTCAAGCCCCGCATCCTGGGTGCCCCCGGCCTGTCCACCCAACCTGTGGCCACCGCCCTGGCCACGCTGGGCGAGCAACTGCGCGCCATGGCCTACTGCGGCACCTACAAGGACACCGTGGGCGATGCCATCCTGTACCGCGGCGAGTTCGGCAAGCGTGAGTTGATGCTGATCCACGGCGACTTCCGGCGCTGGGACACCGTGGCCAACGCCACCGTGGACGCCTGGTCCGAGGCCTATGCCCTGGGCCTGCGCGCCAAGATCGACCTGGACCAAGGCTGGCACAAGACCCTGTCCAACGTGGCCGTCAACGGCGTGACCGGCATCAACAAGGACATCTACTGGGATCTGCAGAACCCCGCCACCGATGCCGGCCTGCTCAACGCGGCCGACGTCACCACCCTGATCAACAAGGACGGCTACCGCTTCTGGGGCAGCCGCACCTGCAGCGACGAGCCCCTGTTCAGCTTTGAATCGGCCGTGCGCACCGCCCATGTGCTGGCCGACAGCATTGCCGATGCCCACATGTGGGCCGTCGACAAGCCCCTGCACCCCAGCCTGATCAAGGACATCCTGGAAGGCGTCAACGCCAAGATGCGCGAGCTGACCGCTGGCGGCTACCTGCTGGGCGGCCAGGCCTGGTTCGATGCAGCAGCCAACGAAGCGGCCACGCTCAAGGAAGGCCAGTCCTTCATCGACTACGACTACACCCCCGTGCCCCCGCTGGAAAACATCAATTTCCGCCAGCGCATCACCGACCGCTACTTCGCAGACTTCGCCACCCGCGTGCAAAGCGGCGGCTAAGCCCTGGCATTCAATCTCAGGAGCAACCACATGGGTATGCCATCCAAACTCAAAAACTTTGCCGTCTTCGTCGACGGCGTCAGCTGGGCCGGTGAAGTGCCCGAGCTCACACCGCCCAAGCTCACCCGCAAGATGGAGGAATTCCGCGCCGGCGGCATGCGCACCCCGGTCAAGGTGGATCTGGGCACCGAAGCCCTGGAACTGGAGGTCACCGCCGGCGGCTGGATGAAAGACGCCCTCAAGCAGTGGGGGGCCAACGGTATCGGCGCCGTGCCCTTGCGCTTTGCCGGCGCTGTGCAGAACGACGACACCGGCGAATGGAGCAAGGTCGAGATCTTCATGCGTGGCCGCTGGGAAGAGCTGGACATGGGCTCCGCCAAGGCTGGCGACGACACCGAGTTCAAAGCCAAGGCCACGCTGAGCTACTACCGCCTGGTCTGGGACGACGAAGACCTGATTGAGATCGACGCGACCGGCCTGATTGAAAAGATTGGCGGCGTCGACCTGACTGAGAAGGTGCGCCAGATCCTGGGCATCTAAGCGCCCGCCCTCCGACCGCCCAGGGGCTGGCGCCCCTGGCCCTCCCATCCATTCACCTCAACCCCCCTTCCCGCTATGCAAACACCCGACACCGAACACACCACCACCGACAAGCCCACCGGCGACATCGTCACCGTCACACTGGATACCCCCATCGCCCGCGCTGGCGGCAAGCAGATCACCGAAGTCACCCTGCGCAAACCCCTGGCCGGCGCCCTGCGCGGCGTGGCCATGGGTGACCTGGTGGCCTGCAAGTACGACGCCGTCGCCCAGGTGCTGCCCCGCGTGTCCACCCCCACGCTGTTCAAGCAGGACATCGAGAGCATGGACCCGGCAGATCTGTTCAAGCTGGGCGGCGAGGTGGTGGGTTTTTTGTTGACCAAGGAACAAAAGGCCTTCATCCCTCAGTAGACATCACCCAGGTGATGGCAGAGGTGGCCTATTTCTTCCACTGGTCCCTCTGCAGCATGGATGCCATGCCCCTGGAAGAACTGCTGGACTGGCGCGAACGTGCCGTAGGCATCCACAACCGCATCAACGCCCCGGAAAGCTGATCCCCCATGGCTGATAAAAACTTGCGCTTGCGCGTCATGCTGGAGTTGGCAGACAAGGCGCTGGGCCCGCTCAAGCGCATCAGCCAGGGCAGCAACGAAACCGTCAACACCCTCAAGGCCGCCCGTGACCAGCTCAAGCAGCTGCAGGCGGTCCAGGGGGATGTGGCTTCGTTTCGCACCATGCACACCCAGCTGGGCGAAACCGAGGCCAAGCTCAAGTCGGCCCGCGACAGCGTGCGCCAACTGGCGGCCAGCCATGCCCAAGCAGGCCCACCCACCAAACAAATGGCTGCGGCCATGGCTGCCGCCCGCAATGAAGCGGCGCAGCTGGGTGCCAAGTTCAACGGCCAACAGCAAAGCCTGCAGCGCATGCGCGACAAGCTCAGCGCCGCCGGCATCAGCACCAGCAACCTGGCGACCCACGACAAGCAACTGCGCGCCAGCATTGCCGCCACCACCCTGGACATCGTCCAGCAAACCCAGGCCCTCAAAGCCCAGGGCGACATGCAGCGCCGAGCGTCCAGCCTGAAGGCCGCCCAAAACACCAACGTGGGCAACCGTGCCCAAGCCCGCGGCGCCTTGCTGGATGGCGTGGCCCTGGCCGCCACCCTGGGCGCCCCCATCAAGATGGCCATGGACTGGGAACAGCGCATGGCCGAGCTGAACAAGGTGGCCAACAAAACCCCGCATGAGCTGAACGCGATTGCGGCCGCCGCCCAGCAGCTGGCCGTGGAAACTGGTGTGGCCCGCGAGGAAATCATTGGCGCCTACATCGCCGCCAGCCAGGCTGGTTTTGCCGAAAGCGAGTGGGCGCAGTTTGCCGAGGTCTCCGCCAAGATGGGCGTGGCCTTTGACACCACGGGCGAGAAGGCGGGCGAGATGCTCAAGGCCTGGCGCAGTGGCATGGGGCTGAGCATGGACCAGGCCGCCGCCTTGGCCGGCACGGTCAACCACATCGCCAACAGCATGAACGCCACCGCCCTGGACATTGGCGGCGTGCTGCAGCGCCAGGGCGCCTACCTGTCCGCCATGGGGCTGACGCAAACCCAGTCCGCCGCCCTGGCCGCCACCATGCTGTCCGGTGGCGCCACCGAAGAGATCGCCGCCACGGCCAGCAAGAACTTCATGAAGGCCCTGACCGTGGGCTTTGCCGCCAGCAAAAGCCAGCTGGAAGTGTTTGACATGCTCAAGCTCAACCCCGAAAAGCTGGCCAAGCAAATGCAAAAGGCACCGGAGCAGGCCATCGTGGACGTGATGCAGCGCCTGCAAAAGCTGGCGCCCGACCAACTGGCCCCGGCCATGAAGATGCTGTTTGGTGATGAATCCATCGGCCCGGCCGCGCAGATCGTCAAGAGCGTGGACGGCCTGGTGGCCGCGTTTGAGATGGCCGGCGACACCGCCAAGACCATGGGTAGCCTGCAGGCCGAGTTCGACAGCATGGGCAACACCACCCAGCAGCAGATGAAGAAAGCGGGCGAAGGCGTCAAGGTGGTCACCACCGCCCTGGGCGCCGGCCTGCTGCCCTCCATCAATGCCAGCCTGGCCGCGTTCGCGCCCATGGCGCTGGGCGTGGGCCAGTGGATGCAAGCCAACCAGGGGCTGGTCACCACCGTGGTGGCCATCATTGCCGCCATCATGGCATTCAAGATTGCAGCGATTGCCGGGGCCTATGCCTTCACTTTCTTGAAGGGGGCCTGGTTGTCCGGCCAGGCCGTGCTGCTGACCCTGCGCACCGCCTGGATGCTGCACACAGGCACCCTGGTGGCGGGCACGGCCGCCAGCCGCACCGCCGTGGTGGTCAGCAAAGCGCTAACCGCGGCGCAGTGGCTGTTCAACGCCGCCATCGGCGCCAACCCTATTGGCCTGCTGATCCTGGGCATCGTCGCGCTGACGACCGCTGGCTACATGCTCTGGCGCAACTGGGAGAACATCGCAGCGGGTGGCAAGCTGCTGTGGCAAGACCTGTCCACCTTCCTGTCCGGGGTGTGGACCGGTATCACCAACGCGGCACTCAGCGCCTGGAACGGCATCACCAGCACCGTGGGCGGCGCCATCCGCACCTTTGTGGACAGCGTGCGCAGCGTCCTGGAAGGCGGCGTGGGCACATGGATCACGGCCTTGCTCAACTTCTCGCCCTTCGGCGTGCTGTGGAACGCCATCACCGCGGCGCTGGGTGCGCTGGGCATCCAGGTGCCCGAGCAATTCCGCAACTTTGGCAGCTTCATCATGGATGGGCTGATCGGCGGCATCACCGGCAAGCTGGCCGCCCTCAAGGACGCCGTGGTGGGGGCCGCCACGTCGGCCGCCAGCTGGTTCAAAGAAAAGCTGGGCATCGCCAGCCCCTCCAAGGTCTTCACCCAGTTTGGCGGCTGGATCAGCGAAGGCGCGGCCGTGGGCATCGAGGCCGGCCAGGCCGGCGTGCGCGCCGCGGCGCTGGCCATGGCCGGGGCGGCACTGGCCCCAGTGGCATCGGCCGGTACCGGCACGGCGGCAGGCCCTGCGCAGGTGGTGGCACCTGGCGCGGCCATCGCCCCCAGCGCATCGGCCGCAGGGGCTGCGCCCGCCGGCGGCGGTGGCATCAGCATCACCATCCACGCGGCCCCGGGAATGGACGCCCAGGCCGTGGCCCGCGCCGTGGCGGCCGAGCTGGACAAGCGCGAGCGCCAAAAGTCCAGCCGCTCCCACAGTGGCATGTACGACCGCAGCTAACAGACAGAGGCAGCACCGCAATGCAAGGCTCCATGCTCATGGCCCTTGGGCAATTCATCTTCTCGCTGGACACCCTGGCGTTCCAGGAACTCAAGCGCAGCAACAGCTGGCGCCACCCCAGCACCAGCCGGGTGGGCGCCCGCCCTGCCCGCCAGTTTGTGGGCGTGGGTGATGAAACCTTCTCGCTCAACGGCTGGATTGCCCCCGGCCAGATCGGCGAATACACCAGCCTGGCCGAGCTGCGCGCCATGGGCGACAGCGGCCAGGCCTTCGCCCTGGTCAGTGGCAACGGGGAAGTGTTTGGCCAGTACGCGATCGAGCGGCTGGAAGAAACCGGCACCCTGCACGACCGCTGGGGCAACCCCACGCGGGTCAGCTTTGACATCCAGCTGGTGCGCACCGACGACGACGCCGGCGGCCAGCAAGTCCACGTCAACGAACAAGGCCAGTTTGTGGCCCCCGGGGAAGAGTGAGCACATGGACACCGCACGCACCCACCCTGCCCCCACCTACGCACTGAAAGTGGCCGGCCAGGACATTGCCCCCAAGATCGCGCCGCGCCTGGTCAGCCTGACCCTGACCGAAGGCCGCGAGAACACCGCCGACCAGCTGGACATCGAGCTGAGCGACCATGACGGCCGCCTGGAGCTGCCCCGCAAAGAAGCCGATATTGAGCTGCACATCGGCTGGGTGGGCCAGCCCCTGATCGACAAAGGCCTGTTCGTGGTGGACGAGGTGGAACACACCGGCGCCCCGGACAAAGTCACCATTCGCGCCCGGGCCGCTGACCTGGGCGGCCAGATCCGCACCCGGGCCGAGAAAAGCTGGCGCACCACCACCCTGGGCGCCATCATTGCCGACCTGGCCCGGCGCAGCCAGCTGACCCACAAGGTGGACGAGCGCCTGGCCCAGATCGCCATCGACCACCTGACCCAGACCAACGAAAGCGACATGCACCTGCTGACCCGGCTGGCCCGCAAGCACGACGCCGTGGCCACGGTCAAGAAAAAGCACCTGCTGTTCATGCCCATCAACGGCACCCGCAACAGCAAGGGGCAAAGCCTGCCGGCCATCCATATCACCCGCCAGGACGGCGACCAGCACCGCTGGAGCAGCAGCACCCGCGATGCGTTTGATGGTGTGAAGGCCTATTGGTCCGACAGCGTGAACGGCAAGCGCAGCGGCGTGGTGGCCGGCAAGAAAACCGGCAACGTCAAAACTTTGAAGGAAACCTATGCCAGCGAGCAGGACGCCCTGGCCGCTGCCCGGGCCGAGCGCCAGCGCCTGGAGCGCGGCCTGGCCACGTTTGAGCTGACGCTGGCGGTGGGCCGCCCAGAGGTCACGCCCCAGTCACCTGTGACCGTGAGCGGCTGGAAAGAAGACATCGACGGCCAGGGCTGGCTGGTCAAGGAAGTAATGCACAGCCTGAACGAAGGCAGTGGCTGGACCAGCAAGGTGCAGATGGAGAGAGGCGGCGACGCGGCCGACGCCGCTGAAGATGTGGGCTGACTGCGGGCTACCTTGGTGGCGAACCTGCTTGCTGCCGCTGATGGTGTCGTTCTGGGCGTTGCTCAGTAATTGCCTCAAACACGTATTCATCAATCACCTCAACCCCTAGCCCCTCTGCCTTGGTCACTTTCGCTGGCCCAGCCTTGGGGCCACAAACTAAATAGTCCAAAGACTTGCTGACGGTGGAGCGCACTTCCAAGCCTGCAGCTTCTGCGGCAGCTTCCAGTTCTGCCTTGCGTGCTTTGGCAAAGCCGGTGAAAAGAACGGTGATCGGCGGTTCTTCGGCGTCAAACTCTTCCCCGGTTTCTGGCGATGAGAAATCAGGCTTGGCAGGGGTGTAATCCATGTGCCGACGTTTGTCGGTCCCAGCCAGCAACCGATAAACATTGACCAGCTCACCGGTTTCAGCATCGGTCATCTCACCCTGGATGCGATCGACTCGAAACGTGCGCATGGCATTTCTGTCCAGGCAGTAACCATCGAGGTACTGCCGACCATCGTTGCTGGCAATCCCCATCACACGCACCCGGCGGCGTGAGGATTGCCCTTCATGGTCGGTATACGAAAACAAGAACTCGCGGGGCAATAGCGGTACCTCTGAGGTACTGCCAATCGATTGAGGCACTGGCGCTACTTGGTCGTCTGGACGCTGAGCAACGGCTGTTGTGTTTGCGATCTGTTTCGCTGGTCGAGAAGCTCGCCAAAGTGCAAAAACCAAGGATGCAGACAGCAAAACGCCAAGTCCTGCTACAGCTGGCCCCCCATTTGTCGGATCGGGAAGTAGCAAGCCTCCGCTGATGCAAAAGGCTGAGAAGCTAGCCAAACACCCCGTCGCCGTGCACGCGGCTTTACGAGCAAACGCACCCCAGCTCTTCAGCCTGGCAAGCCTTGCCATGGTGCGCCATGCCAACCACCAAGCACCAGCCATGCTGAGAAGAACAAGCAACGCATCCATTAAAAGCCCCCCCCAACACGGCATCTATGCGCCGTCAGTTGTCATCAATCACCGGTGACTTACTCCGGCTTCAAAACTTCGGCAGCGGCTGACAGCAGGGCTCTGCCCTTGTCGCCACTTTCACGCCATGCCTGCAACAGTGCGCGCTCAGCAGGCGCCAGCGTTGCCTCGGACTCGTTAGATCGCTTGCCGGTCACAACGAACAGGACATCAATGCCTTGCTCAGCCATGGCGAAAAGAATTTGAGCTGATGCGCCTTGCTCGCCCTTCTCCCATGTAGCCAACGTGCCACGGTTTACACCACAGGCATCAGCCAAGGCGACCTGAGAGAGGCCAACGCGTGCGCGCTCAGATTTCAGTCTTTCGCCTATTTGTTGTAAATTTCCAGCAGACATTTATTGACATGCTGGAAATTTCCAGCAATGATGCGAGTACGTTGTAACAATCTATGCCCAATAGTACATGACTACCTCTGCGCAACTCACACGCAAGCACTCCGGTTCGGTCGAACGCCTGGTGCATGAAAAACCCATCCCCCTGCGCCTGGCCAAGAACGAGCTGGCCGAGGCCCACGACAAGGCCCGGGCAGAGGGCCGCAGCTCCAGCAACTTCTGCCGGCTGATCCACCTGATGGGCATGGCCCGCTACCGTGAACTGGGCCGCGTGGAGCTGGGCGCCGCCGACATTGCCGGCCAGGGCTGAGCAGGAGCAGGCCATGGGCGGGCGCATCAACTTCATTGACAGCAATTCTCAGCGGGCCAAGGCCGCGCTGGTTGCCAGCAGGCACCTGAACGAGGCCGCCGACAAGGCGCGTGCCCTTGAAGGCCGGGGCGTGCATGGCTGTAACCAAACAGCACAGGCCAAGCACCAATTCAAGGGGATCAACAAGGAAGCCATGCGCCTGCCTTGCCCGCATTGCAGGCACCCCAGCGTGATCCGCACCAGCGAGCAGATGACGGCCCTGATGCGCCAGTACGTGTTTTGCTGCGTGAACCCAGAGTGCGGCCACACCTTTGTGGGCACGCTGGAAATTTCCCGCACCCTGTCCCCCTCTGCCACGCCAGACCCCAGCGTGAACCTGCCCCTGTCCAGCCACGTGCGCCGCGACATGCTGCGCGCCCAGCTGGACCATGCAGGCACCTCTGAGCATGTGACCCGCAGCACCGCCCCGGTGACGGGCGACCTGTTCATGCAGGGCGCGCCGCCCGCTGACTGACCCCACCAGCGCCTAGCGCGCTGACCTCTCCCTTTTTCACACCCCCACCGACAGAGCCTGTTTGCAGGCCCTGCGGGATTGCTTACGCCATTTTTTGCCCACGGAGGTTTGACCATGACGCTTGCCACCCACCACAAAGAGCCGCTGCAGGTGCTTTGCGAGTTCTTCAATCTGGCCTGGTGCCACAGCCACGGCGGTGCACGCGTGGCGGCCCGCTTACTGCTGAGCCTGTACAACTCGCGCCGCTTTCCCTTTGAGCTGGACGAGCTGCGGTGCCTCGATAGCCAGCACCTGGCCGACGCCCTGGTGCTGCTGGAGTTCGACGCCAACCTGCAAAAGGAGGTGCATGACTGGTTGAACCACCTGTTCGGGCGCAACGACTTCGGTATGCGCTTTGAGCACCTGGCACACATGTGGGCGCGCAAGGCCAAGTGGGACAAGTGCAAGAAGGAATTCCTGCACCCCGTGGAGCCGCTGAAGCTGGTGTGGAAGGCTGGGGGTGCAGCATGAGCAAGAAGATGATCGCCGTGCAAAAGAAAGCCATCCGCTTGGCTGATGCCTTGGATAAGGCTTGCGATGCGTTGAATGCCTACAGCTGCGCCTGCCGTGATGCAGGACTGCCATTCAAAGGCGCTGATGACAGCCGCGTCCTGCTTTTGGAAAACATGGTCGAGTACGCCGGTTACCTGCGCGCGGTGTACGACAAGCAAGGCGGTGCAGCATGAGCCTGTACCGCATTACCCACATCGACGCCGGGCGTCGCCTCCGCCGCATGCGCGTGCTGGCCACCAGCCGCGCCCAGGCGGTGGCCGAGGTGGAAACCGCCTTTGGTGCCGGCTGGTGCATGACCGTGGTGTGCATGGGGGTGGCCCATGGCTGACAAGGCCCAGGCCGTCAACCCACAGGCCTCCCGCATGGCTGCGCTGCGCCAAGCGGGCAAGGCGCTGAAAGCTGCCAAGCCGCCTGTGGCCTGCGCGGCCAAGCGCAACAAGCCAGCCATCGAACACACCGTGGAAGAAAACCGTGCCTACCTGGTGCAGTTGCGCAACGAGCTGCTGCGCAACGCCAGCGCAGGCCGCTGGCATGACGGTGAGGCCAAGGAATGGTCGCGCATTGCCCATGAGCAGCGCGTGATGCTGATGCTGTTGGCGGGCCTGGACGGTGATCTGCAGACCCTGGCCACCCGTGCCTGGCGCGAGTTCACGCCGCCCGAGCGCAGCGCCATCAAGTCGGAAATCCGCGCGGCCAAGCGCGCCTTTGTGGGCCTGGCTGCGCTGTGCAGCCGGGTGCAGTGACCATGGCCCGCAAGCCCATCTCCCCAGCCCGCACGCTGCCCACGGCATCGCTCAAGGATTGGCAGCGCGCCAAGCCTGCGCCCTGGATGGTCAAGCGTGCCCTGGATGCGCTGATGCGCGCGGTGCCGCCACAGTGGTGCCAGCCGATCAAGTCGGCCGGCCTGGGCCGCCTGCTGGGCGATGCCCAAGACCCGCCACCGCTGTGGCTGCAGTCGTGGGACGCCATCCAGGCCATCCGGGAGTTTGATGAACGCTTTGGCAAGGCCAGCAGCTGGAACCTGAGCGACTGGGAAATCTGCGCCATGGCCAAGCGCATGGTGCAGGAAGCGCAGGAGCTGGACGCCGCCGTGCAGGCGGAATCCGTGGAGGTGTCGGCCCGCCTGGATGTGGTGCGCCTGCTGCTGCGCATGCTGGGTGTGCGTGAGCCCCATGCGCTGAAGGGTGAGCCCGATGTGCTGCGCGCCCACGATGAAAGCTGGTGGCGGCGCCTGCTGCGCAAGCATGTGACCCGCGTGGTGGAAGCCGGGGCCGTGCGCCTGGGCGTGGTGAACCGCCAGCAAGGCGGCTACGCCAGTGACCACACGGTGCGCCGCCGCGAAGCGCAGATCGAGCGCAACGCCAATGCGTTGAAGCGCAGCCTGTTCAAGAACGAGGCGGGCCAGGTGTGGACCCTGTCCGAGCTGGCCGCCCTGTCGCCGTCCAACCCGGTGATTCGCGGCGGGGAGCTGATGACGCGCATCCGCGGCGCCGAAGAGTACGCCGATACGCGCAACCATGTGGGCCTGTTCCTGACGCTGACGGCGCCCAGCCGCTTCCACCCGGTGACGCTGGGCAGCGGTGGCCGCCCCCGCCCCAACCCGAAATATGACGGCGTGAGCACGCCGCGCGATGCGCAGATGTGGCTGCGCACGATGTGGGCGCGGGTGCGTTCGCACCTGAACACCCAGAAGGTGAACATGTACGGCATCCGCGTGGCCGAGCCCCACCACGATGCCACGCCGCACTGGCACGCCCTGGTGTGGGCCGAATCCGAGATGGAGGCCCAGTACATCGAAATGGCGATTCGCGCCTGGTGGCTGAGTGAGGACGGCGAGGAACGCGGCGCAGAAAAGAACCGCGTGAACATCAAGCGCATGGTGGGCGGCGGCGCTGCGGGCTATGTGGCCAAGTACATCGCCAAGAGCGTGGGCCATGCCGCCCTGGCCGACCACCTGGACGTGGTGCAGGGCCAGCTGTGGGATGTGGAGCAAAACGACATGCCCGGCCACCGCCGCGTGGACGCCTGGGCCGCGTGCTGGGGCATCCGCCAGTTCCAGGCCATCGGCATGCCCAGCGTGTGCGTGTGGCGTGAGCTGCGCCGCGTGGGCCAGGACCAGATCGACGGCCTGCACCGTGACGGCGACCAGACCACGCAACGCGCCTGGGTGGCCTGCCACAAGCAAGGCAACGCACAGGCCAACTGGCGCGTGTACATGGAAGCCATGGGCGGGCACTGCCTGGGCCGTGGCCAGTGGCACCTGAAGATGGCGCACCGCCCGGTGGCCCCTGGCCAGGTGAACAAGTACGGCGAGGCCCTGACCGTGGGCCGCGTGGTGGGTCTGCAAACCCGCCGTGGCCAGTGGCTGGTGAGCCGCCGCATGGCATGGACGCCGGTGGCCGCAGAGACCGAGACATTCGACCCGGAAGCCTGCACCGATAGCGATGCGGGGCGTTCCCTCGCCATCGGCGAGGCACGCGCGGCCATGCCGCGCGCTTGGACTGGTTTCAATAACTGTAGAGCCCGTCTGACAGGCGAGCTGCGCAGGGCCGCTTTAGGCCGCGGCCGCCACGAGGCCGAGGACTGCATACCCGGTTTCCCTGGCCGAACAGACGCCGAATGGCGCTCCATCGGCCCCTCCCCCATCCCTTTTTATTGACCTGAAGCCCCCAGGAGGACTGACCGATGCCTGCAAAACGCACCGAACCCAGCCGAAGCGCACTCAATCCGGCGCACGGTTTCAAGTACACGCCGTCCAACAGCACCAACTTGGCCAAGCGCTTTGCCGAGATCCGCCGCGCCCAGGCCAAAGCCGCACGCGACGCGGTCAAGGCGCAGGAAGCCGAAGCCCAGGCCCAGCTGGAGCTGGCACCAGCCGCCGTGGTGCTGCCCATCCACCGCAAGGCCTGCGCGCAATGACCACCGCCATCGCCACCCCGGAGAAGGTCTGCAACGCCTGCGGCGAAGCCTGGCCAGCCGATACGGAATTTTTTCACCGTGAGCCCGGCAACAGCGACGGCCTGTCGTGCAGGTGCAAAGCCTGCCGCGCCGGCTACGAACGCCAGCGCAACGGAACGGCCAGACGCCGCCAGGGGCGACTGACGCAGGGATTGCAGGCGGTGTTCACCGGACTGATTCAGAAAACAGAGCAATCAGCGCACGCCACGCAATGAATTCAATATCAAAAACTGTGAAACCCAAGAATATGCAAGCGACAACAGCTATCAAAACTGAATGCCAAGCACCCACGCTGCCCGCCGTCATCCAGCGCCTGGCCGCTGAGCACGCACAGGTGACCGCCGAGCTGGCCACGATGCCGCCCGACGCCTGGCTGAACGTGCGCGGCCGCGCGCTGGCCAACCGCGAGCAGGAGCTGCACATCACCCTGGACGTGCTGCAGCGCCTGACGCAGCAGCCTGCCCAGATCACAGAGCCCACCCACTGACCCGGAGCGCCCGCCATGTACATGATGATTTTTCGCGCGGTGCTGATGCCCGCCATGCTGTTCCTGAGCTTCTTCACCGGCTGGCGCATGGCCAAGCGCATGGTGGTGGACGAGTGCCAGCGCTTCGGCGGCTTTCTGGCCGGCGGCAAGGAATTCCGCTGCATCAGCACCATGCAGATGTGGCTGATGCACGAATGCGCGCACCAGCGCATCTACATCGCCGGCCCCATGACCGGGCTGCCAGACAACAACCACGCTGCCTTCAACGACGCGGCCGAGCGCCTGCGCAACCGCGGCTGGCACGTAGAGAACCCGGCCGAGAACCCACCGCCCCACGTGGATGCCAGTTGCGCCTGGAACGCCTACATGCGCATGGGCGTCAGCCAGCTCATGACCTGCCACGCCATCTACCTGCTGCCCGGCTGGCAGCAATCCAAGGGCGCCAGCCTGGAATACCTGATCGCCCAGCGCCTGGGCCTGCAAGTGCATGAGCACGCCCGGCAAGAAGACGTACTGCAGGAGCAGCTGCAGCAGCTGGCGGCCGCACAGCCAGCGCTGCCACGCCGTGAAAAACTGGATGAAGAGTGCCTGAGCGCCTGCTGATCAAGCGCTTAAAGCTATAAAGTTAGGAGTAAAAACAATGAACTGCACCACCACACCCGCAACCACCACCCACAGCACCATGGCCAGCAGCGTGCCGCGCCTGGACACCGCGGGCATTGCCGCGCTGCTGGGCTGCACACGCCAGCACGTCACCAGCCGCGTCACCAAGCGGGTGGACTTTCCCAGGCCCTATATCAACGTCAGCCGCCGCACGCGCTACTGGCGCACCAGTGATGTGCTGAAGTGGATGGGGGGTAAGTGATGCGCTGTGTTGACCTTTTCGCCGGCGCCGGTGGTTTCAGTACCGGTGCCACCATGGCTGGCGCCCAGGTGGTCTGGGCGGCAAATCACTGGCCTCTGGCAGTGAAGTACCACGCAGCCAATCACCCAGGGACTGACCACGCCTGTCAGGATCTGCAGCAAGCGGACTGGAGCCAGGTGCCAGCCCACGACCTGCTGCTGGCCAGCCCATGCTGTCAGGGACACAGCCCTGCGCGTGGCAAAGCCCATGGAAATCCACAACACGACGCAAGCCGCAGCACGGCCTGGGCCGTGGTCAGTGCCGCAGAACAACATCGACCGGCAGGCGCAGTCATAGAGAATGTTCCAGAGTTCATGGGCTGGGCCTTGTATCCGGCGTGGAAATCGGCCATGGAAGCGCTGGGCTACACGCTGGCCCCGCATGTGCTTGACGCTGCCGACCACGGTGTACCGCAGCACCGAGAGCGCCTGTTCATCGTGGCCACGCGCAGCAAGGCAGCGCTGCAGCTGCAGCTTCAACGGCGCGATCCGGTGCCTGCCAGCACCTTTGTGGACTTTGGCGCAGGCCGCTGGAGCGTGATCGACAAGCCAGGAAGGTCGCCGCGCACCTTGGCCCGTGTAGCCGCTGGACGCGCAGCCCATGGACACCGCTTCCTAGCCCCCTATTACGGCAGTGGCAGCGGAGCCACCGGCCGCAGCTTGCAGCGTCCCATAGGAACCATAACTACCAAGGACCGATGGTCCGTTATTGATGGCGAGCGCATGCGAATGCTGACGGCCTGCGAGTGCCGAGCCGCCATGGGCTTTCCGGCCGACTACCAACTGCCACCGCAGCACCACCAAGCTGTGCATTTGCTGGGCAACGCTGTATGCCCCCCAGTGGCCAGAGATGTAATCAGTGCATTAATGGCCAAAATTTAGACGATCGAATAAGTGCAGCAGCAAAGCCCGCAAACGCGGGCTTTCTCTTGGACGCGATTACAGTCGGGCAGCTATGTCCTCTTCAGTTTCCCGATAGTAGGTGTTGAAGAGTAGATTGATGTCCTTGTGCCCACTGATCCGTGCCAAGGTCATCACGTCCACCCGTTTAGCAAGCCAAGTCAATGCCGTGGCACGCAGGTCGTGAAAGTGAAGGCCATCGATCATGACCCGATCACGCAGCTTGCGATAAAGCACGTCCCTGCTGTCATCGCTGATCGTGAAATAGTTGTCACGGCCGGCTGCTGCTGCTGCCTGATCCAGCACGCGAAGCAGACGTAAGCTACGTGTGGTCAACGGGACCTTGCGAGCGCCAACCACCCCTGCGGTCTTGTGCTCGGTAAGCGTGTAGATCTTTCGCTTCAAGTCGACTGTGCTGCGGCTCATGCGCAGAATTTCACCGCTGCGCAGGGCTGTGTGCAAGGAGACCCACATCGCCCATGCCGTTTCTTGTGTTGGCGCCAGTGGTGCAGTGTCACGCGTCACACCAGCAGAACGCAGCATCAAGCGGATCTCTGTCCATGCGCTGGTGCGTTTTCGGGCAAACCCCTTCGCCGGCAGCTTGATGGACTTCCACGGGCTCTCTCCGGCCCACTTCCACTCTCGGATAGCAATCGTCCAGATAGGGCGGAAAAGCTGTGCCTCACGCAGCACGGTGTTGGGAAGCACCGTTTTCAAGCGGGTGTCACGCCACTTGGCCAAGTCGGCACCGCTGATTTCATGGAATGTTTTGCCTGTGAGCCAGGGAAAATCACGCACCAAAGCATCCAAACGCAGGTTATCTGCGCGCTGTCGATCAGCAGGTTTCTTGCTGACAACCTCTTGCCGGTACTTATCGATTGCTTCTTCCAGAGTGCGCTTGGGGTATTGACCGCGTGCACCTGCCAGGATGGCGGCTTCTTCGGCCACAGCCCAGGCCTGTGCCTCTGCCTTGGTAGGCCGCACGGCGGACTTGCGCACACCTTCGCGCACAACCTCTGCGCGCCAACCAGTCTTGAGCTTTCTGTAGTAGGCCAC